ATCCGCTCTTAGGAACCAACACACCATTCTCAATCGTGTCTCCAATCACAGGGCGTTGCGCTGCTGTGAAGTCAACCATGTGGACACCATCCGTATCTGCGTAGATGTATGTCCACTTCCCTGTACTAATGCTTTGTGTACAACCTCCTTCAATCCTAATACCCATTGCTGTACGCCCCTGTCATAGAATTCTTACTGTATCCGGTTGTATTCGCTTCGAAGAAATTCTCAATAGTCGAACTGCTTGTGAGCCAGTCAAGCCAGCTAAAGGGATTTTCAACGTTATACTCAGGCTTAAATCCCAGTTGCACCATTCGGTAATCTGCAACACTTCGGATGTACTGCTTTGTATCCTCAGCGCTAATCCCCTCAATGCCTCCTTTTGCGAATGCAAGGTCAATGAATCGATCTTCCAGAACAATACAATCTCTGCCGGTTTGGTAAATGTCTCTTTTGAAAGAGTCATTGATAACGGTTGGATGTTCTTTGACAAACTGGCGGAAAAGCGCAGTAAGCCCCTTAACGTGAATAGACTCGTCACGAATACTCCATTGGTTTACATCACCCATGCCCATAAGCTTTCCTTGACGCTGGAAGTTAAGAAGCATAGCAAAAGAAGCGAACAGACAAACACCTTCCACCAACACTTGCTTTGCAATCCCTTTAGCAATCTCCTCCGGGTTAGTGTTCTTAACATCAAGCATGAACTCAAGCTTTTCCTTCATTTCCCCGTATTCAAGAAACTCTGTATAGAACTCTTCTCCAAATCCGAGAGTGTCGTTGAGGAGAGCGTAAGCCCGTTGATGTACTCCTTCTCGTCCCGCGAAAGAACCGAGCATATTTCTTGCCTCGTTATTTCGGATGACCGGGATAAGATTGTCGTAATAATCGCTTCCAACCGCAACGTCTGATTGGGTGAATAGTCGTAAGATGGAGTTGACAAAATATTTTTCCTTATCCGTAATGATGCCTGTTTTCCATTGTTCAATGTCCTGTTGGAGCTTTGCTTCCCCTTCGTGCCAATGGGCTTCTTCGTGTTCTTTCGTAATCTCTACAAACTGGGGGTAGATTGGTACGTAGCTCTTTGATACTTCAAGCAGCATTAATGAATTCCTCACATGCCAAACGATTGTACGACTCAAACACAATCTCACCATAAGCGTTAGTGACAAGGAACAACTCCTCGTCACCATCATGCGCTTTCTCGATATACAGGTTACTCATCGGAATCATCTTCGTCCTCCCAAGACTCGCCACACTCTTTACAAGGGAAGGAGCAAGTACGCTCCGATTCCCAGTCCCATTCGCTTTCAATCTCGTCATCGATTTCGTCTAGATGGTCAAACACATCTGGTTCGTTCATGTCACCCTTCGCAGCTAAGACATGCTGTAGCCGATTCTTGATTCAGCACAACACGTTGAATTGTTTTAACCGTATCGGCCTTACTAGCGGCGCCGGTCCTCAGGTAGTACATACTCTTGATTTTCCCTTCCCTCATTGCTTTCAGGTGCACAGAATTAAGATAGCCTCTATCTGAGCCGGGTAGGAAAAATACATTGAGAGACTGTGCTTGGCAGACGAATTGTTGTCGGTTGCCAGCATGTTCAATAACCCAGTGTTGATCGATTTCCCATGCAGTTTTAAAGACGTTCCTTTCTTCAGCCGGAAGTGCTTCGATATGTTGGACGCTTCCGTTGTTACGAACAATAGACTGCCAAGTTTCCTCGGTATTGATTCCATACTTCTCCAACACTGGCTCAAGCCATTTGTTCTTTACGAGATAGATGCCTGCACGAGTTTTCTGAGTAAAAGCATTGGAAGCGATAGGCTCAATAGAAGGACTTGTATTACAAAGAACAGAGGAGTTGCTATTAGGAGCAATGGCAAAGACGTGGCTATTACGGCGGCCAGTCCCTTCCATGTCGGGGCACTCTCCACGCTCTGCACCAAGAGCCTTTGACGCTCGCAAACCTTCTTCATTGATTCGCTTAAATATATTGAAATTGATTTGAGCAGCACTGTTAAAACCTCCAGATTCAAAGGGAATGCCTTTCGACATTAGGTAGTTGTGAAAACCCATAGCACCGATGCCAAGTGCGCGCTCACGGCTAGCAGAATAAACAGCACGCTCCAAGCCGGAAGGAGCGTAGTCAATAAACCACTGCACCACATTGTCAAGGAAACGCACGAGATCGCTAACAAGCGTTGTGTCTTTCCACTCATCATATTTCTCTAGATTAAGGCTGCTAAGACAGCAAACAAAAGTGCGAAGATCGTCAGTAGCGAGCGTAATCTCACTACAAAGATTACTACCTTTGTTCGTAAGACCGAGAGCACGCTGAGATACAGGCAAAGCACGGTTAGCAACATCAATGAAATACAGGTAAGGCTCACCAGTTAGTTCCCTTGTTTCTAGTAGTTGTTCCCAAAGCTCACGAGCCTTGAGGGTGTGGTGTACTTTCTTCGTGTGTGGGCAAATCAATTCCCAGTCTGCGTCTTGGTCTACAGCTTCCTTGAAAGCGTCAGTGATGTTTACCGCGTTGTGCACACCGGGACGGTTGTTGATCTTTCGGGCAATGTCTCCACCACTGGGCTTACGGATATTGATAAATTCCACAATATCAGGGTGACTAATGTCAAGGTATAGAGCGGTACTACCCCTACGTGTACGGCCCTGTCTGTAATAGCCCATAATGCCGTCAACCGTCTTGAAGAAAGGGATAGGTCCGGGTGCTTTATCTGACACAGCACGGATACCACTGTGTAGAGCAGTGCCACCGCCCATAACAGAAAGCAAAGCAAGCTCGCTACTAACATCAATCTGTCCTTGAATAGTGTCAGGTACATAGCCACCGAAGCAGGCAATGGGCATGGCTTTAGGAAGTTCACCTTTCCATGACATTTTCCGCATAAGCTTCATTTCGGGCTTCCAGAACCTTACGTCTGTCGTCCAAGTCTTGTCCCAATATCCTTCCACAGCGTTACTAAGCACTGGCGAGCTATAGAAGAACCAATGCTCAGAGGCAGCGTCATAGATGCGCTGAGCAAGCCCTTCATCGCCATAGCTAAAGCAGTTGGCTGCCCTAGCGATAGCTTTTTGGATTCCCTCTCTGCCGTCCGAATAATACTTTGAAAGTAGCGTTTTTCCCTGCTCGTTAAAGTTGTCATCTCGTGTGATATCAATTTCGATCATTAGTTATATTTCTGTTCCAGATACTTGAGGGATACGGGCATCAAATCAAACTCACCATCATGCACATCATTCAGAACAAGGATGCCACGCCAATGCTTGTTCCCCTGTACGCCCAAGTAAGCTTCTTCATGGGGATAGGCACTACCTGCAATCACCGAAGTTAGCAGAGCACCATCAGCACGTTTCCCAGTGGCAATCTGCAAACCTTGTTGATGCCCTGCAATACAACTCATGTGCTGCTTGTTAAGCTGCGCAGACGCCGTTGAAGCCGGGCGTCCAGCAAGGCCAGTCGTGAAGTAATGGTTAAAAGCAACGTTCTCAATGAACAGAGGATCAAGAAAAGAATGTACAGTCCATGCACCAAGACGTAGATCGGCCAGCCCAATAGCACCCTCAAGCTTTGCATCATTATCCACAGCACGGCTGATTCGATTTTCATGATTACCCATAAGGAAATGAAGCTTAGGAAACCAACGCTTCTTCTTGTTACGCTCCAACCGATCCACTTCATCTAGAATAGGTTGGGTAAGAATGTCCATACCGTAGTTACCAACGTCAATATCGTTACGATAGCGCCTACCTTCAAACTGCCGTTTCCCGAAATCATAACTGGACAGACTAGGCATGTCCCAATGGTCGCCAATGTGTACAACATAATCGGGTTTCTTCTCTACAATGTATTGGCTGATATGGTTGAGGTACGATAGGTCAATCCCATCGTGAACCTGTGTATCGGGCACAACAACGATTCGCGTCATTTATTATCCTTTTATGTAGGCGCTATAGGAGATTGGGAACAACTCCTCAACCTTCTTTGCAATCAACTTTGCTACGATACGGGAGTCAAACTGTGTGTGCGGATCAAGACGAAGAACAAGCATGTCTAGGAACGCACCAAGGGTTCCGCTCCATACCCATTCAGTCATGAGGTTCAGGGGCAAGAGCATTCGTGCATCTTCAGGAGCCGATCCACAATCGAGAGCTTCTTGATAATTCTCGATTTGTTCTCGAATTGTCTTTGCGTATTTTGCGTAATCAAGTTTAAGGATCGCTGTTTCGTCGCAACCTTGCTTAACATTGGCTGCTCTACCGTGGAACTTACGGAAGTAGATTTCCGGTTCGGAGTCCACATATCTTCGTGAAACCTCATTCCACGGAAGGAACTTGTGCTTGACGAGTTGACGGGCAACGAATATAGGTGCTGAAACACGGAACGAAAGAAAGGCGTGATTGAACGGCGAGTGGTGTTTGTTCTGAGCGAGATAGTGGATGAGCCGTACATCACCTGCTCCAAGAACCTCTGCTGTCTTAGCGAAGCTAACTCGTGCTGCATTAACAACTGTTGTGTCGCATCCGTACCCACCAAGGTATTCAACATTAATCTCCGACAGTTTCAATCAGCTTCTCCAAGTAGTGCTTTGCTTTTTCTAGGTCTTGCTTGCCATTCTTTTTCTTATATCGGCTAACGTATTTGATTACGTTCCCTTCAAGATAACCAAGGTCGTTGGCTACGATATAATCCCAAGTCTGAATCGCACCTTGGTAGTGCGACCCTGCCACTTGCTTTTCATTCGCTCCCATTAACGAGCCACCAATGCAAAGCCTTCCTTCTCCATCAAGCTCTTGAATTGCATCTGAGCAGGCAGACGTTCAGCTTCAGGAATCTCTTTGAAATAGCCTAGAACGAGAGCGGAGCCTTTAATGTTCACACGGCCATCCCGCATATGGTCTTGAAAGATGTTAGCCATTACACGGCCACGATTGAACGACTGAAGCGATTCATCTTCAACATCGTTGAACAGGGAGAAGCCTTTGTAGTTATCCATTCTTTGATTCCTTTTTTAGTTTTCGTTCTTCTGCCGTCTTAATCTTGTGGCATGCTTTACAAAGAACTTGAAGATTTTCTTTTTCACAGAACATCGCGCTAACAACATCGTCCCAATTGGTGAAGCCAACTTTCGGATCGATGATAGCGTTGATGTGGTCAACTTGGATTTGAGAAGCAGGGAATTCGTTGGTACAGGCAGCGCATTTGTAATGCTTTGCAAGTCGTCCCGAACTGGCATTTATTTTCGGGCCAGTACAAGCACTGTTGATGGTCTCGTACTTCGGTGGCCACTTCCGGCTTGCTGCCCTCAGTGCGCTCTTTACGAAACTGTGAAACTTTGCTTCCGTCCATTTGCCTCCATTGAATTCAGTACGTGGCATGCACATCCCATAGGACAGGCGTACCATCCTCGTTGAGTTTCCTAGTCATCCAGAGCAACCTGCCCTGCTCCTCTAGCTCGTACACATCCTCATCCCCATAGCGCTCGCTGTAAGCCTCTAGGACGGCTTGTCTGCCCTCTTCATATGTGTTGGTATCAACCAACCTCTCAAAGGCTGCTACAGGCCCGCATTTGGGCAATCCGGGGATGCTGTCAACCCTGTCCCCAGTTAGGCACTGAGAGAGGAAGAACTTCAGACCGTAGCCTGTGATTTTCTTGCGGTCGTCACTAAGATGAATAGCTCCATAACCATCCACTCTGAAAGGTCCGAACGAAGGCTGCTCTCCGAGTTCCCATCCATAATGCCATCCATCCACACTGCGCAAGTCTTTGTCTCTAGTGCAGATAATGGTTTCGTCGCCTCGAAGAGTTTGCTCAATCGACATAAGATCGTCTGCTTCAAGGCCGTCTTGTATTCGACATTCCATCGAGCCTTGGATGAAGGCTTTGATGTTCTTGTAGTGGTACGGCTTGTGGCTAGGGCGTTGCTTGTAAGGAGTGCGTTTAGCCAAAGCATTGCGAAAATTGTCATTGCCTGTCAGGAAGAAAAGAGAAGGGAGAGTTGATTCACATACAAATTCAATGTCTGCAATACGCCTATGCAATAACTCCTCAACGAAGTCCCAAGGGGGAGGATCGTCTGAGTTGGGAGAGGCATGTTTCCATGCCGTCTCCGCTGCAAATCCTATTTCGTAAAGCAACACATCGCCATCAATCAAGCACTGCCTTACCACGGAGCGTCTTGTTCCTCGTCTTGAACAGGTGCTTGTACAGCGGCACCTTCACCGTTTGGTTCTTCCTTGCGAGCTTCGCCCTTGGGTTTATCTCCCTTCTCCTGCTTGGCTCCTTCAGCTTTTCCCTCACCACCAGCAATTAGCGCTTCCAATTTCGAACCAGCATAGTTCAGATTCCCCTTAATCTTCTCTCGAATCCATTCAGGAAGGCTGTTAAACACTTCAATGTCTGGATCGCTCAAATCAAAGAACTTGGTATCGTTCTTCAGTTCAGGACACTTCTGAGCATCCTTAGCTCGCATGGTGGCAGTGGAAGCAATGTTCGTATAAAACTTACCCTTGCTCTCATTAATCACCACAGTTACATTCACAGGACTACCAAGCATTGCAGGCCAGTCACCGTTATGAACACCTTCCGGGTCCAGTGCCTTAGCTCGCTTCGTACTCGTTGCGAGTTCAGCCATGATGTTACGGAGAGGGAAACTCTCACTCACCCAACGTGGCTTATCTTCAATATCATTGCCCTTCTCATCCACCATGAAGCAATCAACGAATTCATACGTGGTGGAGATTTCATGTGCAGGCGGCTTAGGATCACCCTTGAAAGCTCGTTGAGGCTGAAGGCCAAAGTCAATCACTTGTACCAATCGTGCAGGATACGTACCTGCTTCCATCACCGGCTGTTCTACTTTATTTGCGTTACCGCCTTTGACCTTCGATGCGTTCAAACCCATATTTATTATTTTCCTTATTCGATTACGATAGTGTTGTCGCTGTTGTCATGTGATGCTGCTACTGGCTCTTGCCATCCACAATCCTCATGGAAGATCAATACCAATGCATCAGGGGGAAGCTTCTGTAGCTTCTCAATCAGTTCTTTGTTAGTCATTATCGACCCTCAATGAATTTCGTACCAGTTACGTCCAATCTTTCCTTGGCCTACGTGTGGACATGCAATCTTATAAAACCTACCTGCCCAAGCAATACCTTCCTCGCTAATCTTTTTCACGTCATCTGCAATATCAGGGTCGCACTCAAATGTGTATTCATCGTGCATCCAACACACGACATGCACTTGTTCGCCATAGCGATACTTCTTCTTAAGTTGCGCGATAGTCCAGTTATATGCTGCGGCCATTTGCACGGCCTCGTCTGACTGGAGAAGATACACAAGGATTTGATGCTCTGAACTGACCTTGATTGGACGACCGTCCAAGCCAGTGATGATGCCGTCGAAATACTCCACACGGCCATATTTCTTATTTATTCGCTTCTTGGCTGTCCTACGCCATTCAGCACGCAACCTTTCCAGCAATGCCCCTAACGCTGGCAGTCCTCGTAGAAATTCTTCTTTAAGCTGCTTACCTCGTTGAGAATTACCTTTAACGATTTTTCCAATCTTTGCATCCCCTGCTCCGAACAAGAATCCATAGATGAAGGTCTTAGCATCGTCTCTTGAAGCCAGTCCTGCTGCTCTCTGATTAACTGAATGTAAGTCAGTACCTTTGTCTTTGTCACCGTTACATAGCGCCTCAATGTAAGCCGGATCATTCATCCGGGCTGCTAGTTGTCTTAGCTGGTTTCCATCGGAGTCAGTAGATACAAGTACCTTTCCGGGAGGACAGGAGAACATTTCTCGGAGTTGCTTTCCGAAGAAACTTTTTGCGGCAGGGATGTTGACAATACCTCTGTGCTGCATTCGTCCGGTAACAGCCATCCCGGCAATACTGCTTGATATACGGCCATCGTCTCGCACAAGCTCAAGTAAGCCTTCAACGAGAGATTTTCGATGCCGACACTGCACTCGTTTGGAAACGAGCTTTCCAACCT